CTGGATAACATGACTCACTTGAACAAGACACTTATAGGGGACCTCGGAAAGAAAATAAATCCTCCGGGAGAACACTCATTTATTGGTGGTTTCTTACCCAGTGTCGCGTTGAATGCACCTCAAATCACCGTTTAAAATTGCCTACGTGTCCTACCTGCATACTGCCCTTCTCTTAGCCTTAATAAGAAAGAGGTATCTGGCCTACAGGTAGACATTAGTCACATAGGCTCTCACAAGCAATCTTTTTTTATACAAATAGTAGATACACAGCTACTCACACAACCACAATTCTACTTTAATAAATGTTTCTGTAATGAATACGACGCCATCTTCGGGAGACACTGTGTAGCACCGTTAAAGACGAGCCCCGAAGGTGATATATTTCAATCATTTTTAAACTTGTACAAAACACTGGCGAATTATGTCAAGTGTTCGTCCCCGGAAGGTTCATTCCGCCAACTGGGTTCAACTCACATTTTTAGTAACACTCGCAAAAATATATTGGCCAGGTATAAGCGAGCTTATAGTAATATATTAGAATCACGTTTATTCGTAGATAAGCAAATAGCTAGAGCACAAGCATTCATCAAATACGAGAAGCTTGGCATTGATAAAATGGAATTAGGAAAACCAGGTAGGCTAATACAACATAGATCTTATGAGTATTTGTATTTACTTAAAAGTTTCGTTCTCCAATTTGATTTAGTTTTAAAACAAAAAGAGTTGTATGGATTTTTTGATCAACCGCTACATCATGTCTTTTCTAAGCTACATGATAATGCTGGATTAGCAAGCTCTATTAAACAATCATGGGATCACTTCAAAACACCTTTTGCTGTATGTTTAGATCATTCAAAGTTCGACGGACATTATGATGTCCCTCTTCTCAAAGCTGAACATGGGTTTTGGGATATTTTATTTAACTCTAGTTTACTGAGAAGTCTGCTCAAAATGCAGCTGCGAAACTCAGTAATAACACACGGAGGAGTTAGATACAAAGTCGAAGGTAAAAGATTATCAGGTGAATATACGACTAGTAGTGGTAATACTTTGACCAACTACATTATGATCGTATGTTGGTTATACTCTGTTGGCATAGTAAATGCCCGTATCCATGTGAATGGTGACGATAGTATAATCATCATAGAGCGTGAAGATTATGATAGATTACCAGATTTAAAGTTTTTTAGAGAGTTCGGAATGGAAACAGAGCTAGAAATAGCAACTTCCATATTCCAGCAGATAAAGTTTTGCCAAGCAAGTCCTGTTAGGATTGACAACTGCTGGCGAATGATTAAGAATCCATACAGAACAATAAGTAGATTCTGTTACGCAAACAGCAAATTTCGCAGGTGCGCATCCAGGTTCTTGGCTGGGTCGAGCTTATGCGAGTTAGCTGTACATGCCGGAGTTCCGATTTTACAATCGTTTTTCTTGGCAACGCTATCTAACAATATACATAGTAGTCCACTAGGGTCAGTAGATAAAGTACCAGCCAGATTGAATAGCATGAAAGAAATCACCATACAACCTATTTCTGATACTGCTAGATCCGATTTTGAGTTAGCTTTCGATGTTCCGGTCGCGGAACAGTTAGTCATTGAAAGAGATTTGGCTGGTATTCTAGTGAAAAACCCAATTCACAAAACTTTACTCCAAAAATACATAGAAAAATACAAAAACTTTCATTTAAATTAGCCTATCTTCCTTGTTTACAATACGCTCATTCATATGCCCGGAAAATATGCCACCAAGAAAATTAAGTCCCGAGCTCCCGTTCGCCGCCGCAGAGACAAAGCTCGCGCGAATGGCGGCAGCAATCAAGCTGCTCGCCGCCCTAATACTCTTGCTAGTGTACAGAACACTCTCACTAGTAACTCGCGCGGCGTGTCTCGTCCCGATATGGGCAATAAAGCGATTTTGGACATTCCTTATGCTCGTTGCCGCCTTGATCCTTTTAATTCAGGGCCTTCAATGGGCTTACCGGACTCAAACGCAATTAGGAAGCTTGTCTTCGACCATAGAGCTGCTCAAGACTTCGTCGTCAACGGCTCTGC